CCAGCACACGCACCCTATATATATTGCTCTCCTCACCATATTTGAGCTTCATGTCCTCAATAAAGCCATCAGACACCTGCGTACTGTCAGACGATGCAACCTTCATCGTAGACCAACGCTCTGCCATCTTATTAAATGCCTCATAAAAATAACCACTCGTCCTCGTCGGGTTGCCCGTCATAACAGTTTTAGCACCCTTAGTTGACATAGCCCCCTCACCAACCTCAAATATCAAATCATCAACACCTGAAGCCTCGTCAATCAAAAACAACATATTAGGAGAGTGGAAACCCTGCAAAGCCTCTGGCGTTTCCCTACGAGCAGTCCTGGCAACAGCAAAACTATCACCACCAATAAACTCAATCTTGTCCGATTTCACATCCAACAAGTTACGAAATCCCTCTGGCAAACGTCTATGCCACTTCGCAACCTCTGCCCACAAAATATCACTCAACTGACTAGCCGTGTTTGCCGTGCAAGCAACCCTAGATGGCGTTCTCGTCAACAACCACCACAATATCAACCAACTCAGAAAAGCAGTCTTGCCAATACCATGACCAGACCTAATCGCAACCCTGTCATTATCACGAACAGCATACAACGCATCACACTGCCACTGCTCTGGCTCAACACCAATAATACTACGCACAAACAACACAGGGTCTAGCGCAATAGCTTTTAGCAACTCAATCTCATTATCCTTCATATCTCTTCCTTTACAACGAGAGGGGCAGGTAAAAGGAGAGGAAAACCCGCCCCCCTCTATTGGGAACGCACAGGGAGGAGAAGCGTTCAACCAATGCTGTACTCTCCTCTGTGATATTATTGCCACACCAAAAGGGGGCTAGGCAAGGAGGAAAATATTTCAGGAAATTTTGGCTAGGGACGTTAGGGGGTTTTATTTTTGAAGGGGGGGGTGGGGGAAGAATGGAGAGGAAAATGGAGAGGTGTATACACACTATACACGCCCCCGCCGATATTTTTCAGGGGGGGTGTTCACGATTTGTTCTATTTTCGTTCTCTGTTCCCGTTTTGTTCACGATTTGTTCTCTTTTTGTTTTCGTTACCTGGAACAAAAGTGGAACATAAGCAGAACATAAGATGAACAAAAATCCCAGGTAGGAACAAAGATAGAACATAAGTAGAACGTGTTGCATAATTACAACACAACTTTATTAATCTTCTATATCTATCACGTCGGGCTTGACAGTTGCATTTATATCACAGTCCAAAGTCCTTGCATCAATCTGGTCATTGAGTGCTGATTGAACTGACTTCAAAGCATCCAAATAGGAAGCTTCAGCGTTAACTTGCATGTCAACTTGACGGGGCATGAATTGGCTGATTGCTCTCAATGTATCTTGTGGCTTTGCTTCTAATTCTCTTGCCAGTATCTCATGCAATGGTGTTTCACGTTCGTCTAATAAGCCTAATGCCTTGTCAAATTCCTTGCGTATACGCATGACAACTGAATAACCATGCCCTGATTTGGGCGGCCTTCCCCCTTTATTCTTAACTACATTTGAACCCATGTTATAAACTTTCTTCTCCCGTTGATTTGATTGACAAATTAGCATCAAAACATGCCTAGCACAAATGCTAGGTTTTTTTTTGTGTTTTTTGTAGTCTTATAACTGTGCTGAGTTGGTCAGCAATCAAAAGGAGTTATTATAAAATGAGTAATCACGAAAATTTTTCAGAAGTCTTAGACCGCGCAATGACAATGCTTAAAGACCACGGCTATAACTTTAAGCAGGACGTTATCTGCATGGATTTAATGAATGCAGACGTTAATTTTACCAAGATGCTAGAGCTAGATGATTTTGGTTTTGCACACGACTTGTTCGGGATTATTAAGAATATGAACAGACAAGTTATTCCAGCACGTTTGGAAAATTGCTTTTTGCCTTTTTCAGCTAATTAGTCGAAACGCCCGTCAGGGCGTCCAGTGAAGTTGATTACTTTACTGCTGATGAGACAAATCAGAATTATCAAAAGGAGTTATTGATTTGATACGTTTTATTAATGTTTTATTTTTTGGATTGAGTGGTTTGGCCATGAGTGCCGTTGCCCACATGTTTATTTCAGAGTCCGCTATGGTCTGGCAATGGATAGGTTTTGCCACACTAATAGTCGCGCTTTGCCTTTATGGTTTTGCTATCTATGAAATTATCAGAGATGAATTTTAAGAGGAGTTATTAAAATGGATAGAATGGAATATCTAAAAGAAAGACAGGAATCATTGGAAGGCAATATCACACGCACATCTAACAGCTTAGGAAATATTGCTGGCAAGATTCCTAAACAGATTGCTAAGTATAGGTCAAGCACACGAGATGCAATCATAAAGCTTGCTATCGAGTTGCATGACTTAAAAACAGAATTGCAAGATGTTTCAAACGAAATCAAGAGACGCGAAAATATCAGCAAGATTATTTAAATAGTCTTTTAAAGGAGTTATCAAAATGATTAAAACTGATTTAGATTTAGATTTAAATTATTATGATTTGGAAAATTATTTATCTGAATATCGCATCAAAGACTTGCCAGATGGTTGTGTCGGATATGTTTACAGAAAAGACATTTTTAAAAACTCAAATCTCAATTACTGGTCACTTAAATTTTGGTTTCCAGATGATGACATAAACGATTTTAGTTATGAGATATTTGAAACATTAAACGAATTAAAGAAAGCATTATCCCAAAAAATAGCAAAAGCTAAATAGTCGTTTAGAGGGCAATGCCTTGAGTATTGCCTTCGCACCGATTATTTATCGGAAAACCAAAAGGAGTTTATATTATGAAAGTATTTAATTTCACATCTAACAACGGCAATAAGATTGCCAATCAATTCATCATAGAGAGATTTGTTCATCATGGTGATGCTGATAATCTTCCAATGTATACAGTGCGGGAACAAGTTTTTCAGTCTTATGATAGCGTCATAGCCCGTAGAACATCCGACCCATGCGGTGATGATTTCATTGAACTAGACAGTTATTATTGGGACTATAGCGTCACGACTGGCAAATATCGCAATCAGTTTTTAGGTGAAACTAAAAAGGAAACTGAAGAGAAGATTGCAAGCGGTGAATATGTTTTGACTGATTTAAATGGGGCTAAGTAATGAGATATTGGGTAGAAGATATATTAGCGTTCATTTCGGTTTGTTTATTTGCTGTAGTGGTTTTATTGCTAGGCGTAGGATTAGGAGCTTAAAAAATGATTATATTTGAAGGCGATTTTGTGCAATTAGTTAATAACTTTTACGGCAATAATGATGAATGGTTACAGGTGAAAGAGTGCGAAATTTATGATATAGCCTTGCTTTCTAACGGCATAAGAGTTCCAGTTACAGATGCATACATAAGATGTGTACGTTCTGAAAAAGAGATGACTGGAGCTTGCAAGGAAAGTTGACCAAGCTAACCAATCCTAATTAAAAGAATAACTCCAGCCCGTCGCATATTCGCTTATGCGGCGGGTTTTTTCTTTTCTGATACCTAAACACCTAAAAACAACAAAACGCCCTGACAGGCGTTATGTAAGCTCTATAGACGGTCGCGGGCTCTGCCCGCGATCCGTCGGGTATGTTAAATCGTTTTAAGGCTTGCAGGGTGATGCTTTTAGTATGGTGTTTCTTGCCTTGCTAATATCTTGCTTTCTGCACTGTCAAGAATTTGCCTGAATGATTGCGCCAATGTGCCTTGCAATTCGTCATTCTCTACCGCTTGGCGCAAGTTTTCCTTGTGTTGCGCTATGCTCTCAAGAGTCCAACCCATGCTTGCAGGGTCATCCTTATTGCGTTTAGCTTCCTCTTTTTTCTTGTTTGGGTTTTCATAGCTTGCAAGGTGTGTCTGTTTAGCTATCCATATTTGACCATGTTTTAACGCACATTTTCTTAAATCATTAGGCATGTACCATGTGCGAATCGTCGTGCTTTGTATCATGTCTTTACTGATTTGTTTACAGTAATAGGTGAAATCTTCTTCGGTCATATCACCTGATAACTGACTGTTAGCTGATTCAAATAAAGCCTCAAGATATGCTGCCCTTCCTTCTTTCATGCTATCAGCTTGTAAATGCCTTGGCGCATTAAAAAGGGCTTGCATATCCTTTAAAATACAACCCCAAATAATCCGTTTTCTTGTTTCATAATCCATAGTTTTCTCTCCTCTTTTCTTGTCTAAAAATAGACGCAACTATCCTTAAATCCCTGACGTGATAACTTTCTTATCCAAACCTATTCATATACTATACAACCCTGTTAATCGTGTTAGTTGTTTTGTTATCTTTTCTTTAAGCATTAAACGACAAGCGCAAACAATATTCACACGGCGCTGGGGGCTTGTGTGAAATATGTTTGCTTGTATATGTGTTATATGTCTCATCTTTACTCGCTTCGCTCGATTATATGGTGATTCGAAAAACCGTCAAGTGTTATTTTCCACATCTACACCACATGCTCTCAAGTACCTGTGCATAACGTCTATAACTGGCTGATTTATGTCTTTTGCTTTCTTGAATGAGTAGTCATGCGGGTCAATATATTCAATCTCAGTCACGTTACATTGCCCTACGTCTATCGGCTGTGAAGGATGTGTTACATGCTCTCCAATGAATAACAAAGCTCTCTTGCCAGCAAGTAAGTAAGTATTAACTATATCTCTCAGCATAATCATCTGACCAACTGGCACTTCCACGCCTGATACTTTCAGCTCGCCCAAAATGATAAGACCATGCGAATTTAACTGATAACACACGTCAATATCGCTGGGTGTATAGTCACCAATATACAGGCTCTTAAAATCCTTTACCTGACCCATCCGCCGCCTGTATTTGATTAGTGAATCATTCATCACATAACCATTCACGCATTATCATGGCGGCAGTATCCCAATCCATAACGACTGGCCTCAAAGCATCTTGAGAATACTCAAAGCCCTCAACAAACATCAGCATATGTTCAGGCTCAAAGTCTGGATTGATTGCCACCAATGGCAACACCACTCGCATAGGTTGCCTGTCATATTTGTAGATTAAAACGGGCATGTAATCATTCTGACTTGACCTCTTCACCTGCTCCCACCAATCATCTTTAAACCAGTTTGAGCCTTGTTGTGCATATCTCTTGCACTCAACAAGAAAAGGCTTCAATTCAATATCAGCCCCACCTGCCCTCGTTTGCTCAAGGTTTCTCTTCACACTAATATTAAATGCCTCGCCTATCATCTTGCAGACATCATTTTCAAATTTATGTCCTTTGACACGACTATCAGTCATCTAATAAATCCTTTACAAAACTATTGGCATCCACCTTGCCGCCCGTCGCCTTAATTATTCGAGGCAGGGAACACTCCCAATCGGGATATGCCTTGCCTGACACCCATCTGCTGACCACAGATTGCCTAACACCAATTCGCTCACCAAACTCTCTTTGGGACAAGCCATTCACTTCCAAGTATTGTTTCAATTTGCTACACATACTTAACGGGTATACTGATTTGGTTATTTGAACAACCCTGTACTTTTAGATAGGGCTATCCTTTTGTACAGGTGACAATAAATATGGCAGGTGTATTTTGGGGGGTGATAGATATGAAGGAGTAAACATGGAAACACTTGAGGAGATAAACAGAAAGCATCACAAGCGCAATGAGTTTAAGGCTCTTATCAGGGAG